TGTACATTTGTACTATAAACTTAAAAAAAAAGAAAAATGGAAAAAGAAAGAAAATGTAAAATCAGTGTTGCAGCATTCAATGAAATATTCCCAATGGATTTGATTCAACATATGACACCAGAAGAAGCTCATATAGTATCATTGGTTGAGCTTAAAGTTAAAAGTGATACAATAGTATCAACAGAAGAATTAGATAAGCTTCTAACAATAATAAAAAATGTTGAAGAACGATTAAATAATTTAATCTATAATTAATAAGAATGGATAAATAAAACTCTGACGGTCCAGGTTTAGTTTTCCGAAAGGTGTGTTTCCAACGGTTCAATTCCGTAACTAGTGACATAGTTGTTTAAAAGAGTAATCAGAAATGGTTGCTCTTTTTTTTTTTCATTTATTTTACTAAAATTATGAACATTTGACTTTTACTAGATATTTATAATTAAATAACAAGTTATAAATAAAGAACTATGTCAAACTTTAATGAACTACAAACAACAATCTATGGTGACCTAGGTGAAAACTTCATCAATGAATTCGCAACCAGCGTTGGCTGCAAAGCTTACCAACCATCAATCAAACAATCTAACCCAGTTGATTCAATCAACGCTTGTAAGAGCAAGAAAACTGGTAAGTGGACCCTAGCATCCATTGAAGTTAAAACCAAAGCTAGAATGCTTTATTACCCAACAACTGGAATGGATAAGAATGATTATGAACTATACTTAGAATTCCCAGCACCAGTATGTGTGGTGTTCGTTGATTGGCTGCAAGGAGAAATATATTATCAATGGATAAGTAAACTAGCTAAACATGTACAACCAGTAAATAATAATAAACATATAGTACAGTTTCCATTATCAGCAATGAAAACATATAGAAAGTTAACACCAGAAGAAATAAAACAACTAAAAGAATTTGAAAATTCCAATTATAATTAGTATATTTGTAGAAGAAAATAACATAAAAAAATAAATAAAATGAAGAATGAGCGAAGCAACAGTACAATACTTAAAGAAGAACCATATCAATCTAACACAAGATGAGATAAGAGAACTATTCAAAGATAAAGAAAAGAATGAGAATAAGATAATAAAATCACAGATGGCATTGGTGATGCAACTAGCACAACGTTACCAACACTTCAACCAAAAGAAAACTCTAGATGAAGTAGTATCTGATTGTATGGAAGGTCTAATGAAAGCAATGCACTACTATAATCCAATTGAATTCCCAGATGTTGATTTTACTGCATTTGCACACACATCAATCAAACAAACGATGTACCACTACAAAGATGAGAATAGTATCATTAAACTTACTGGTAGAGCTAAAAAGAACCAACTACGTGAAGATGAAGTATACGTAACCACAACCAAGTTTGAAGATATGAATACCAAAGAAGGTGATTCAGTATCTTTTCTAGAGATATATCAACCAGCTACTGATGATTTTAAAGATGATTTGCTTAGATACAATAAACTATGCTCAACAGTTAAAGATGCATTCAAAGATAAACCAAGGTATGCAGATATAATCATAGCTAACTTTGGATTGTGTGGGATGAATGAAAAACTAACGCAAGAAGAAATTGGTGATATGTTTGGGATAAGCAAACAAGCAGTAAACCAAATAAAACACATGGCATTGAAAAAGCTAAAAAATAATAAAGAATTTATAGAATACTTAAAAGAAACATATTATGAATGAAGAACAATTAATAGCAGCATTGGATATACTATTTTCAATAGCTGATGACGAAGAAGAAACAATATAATCATACTTTATATTATATTAAGAAAGTGTTTAATTTATTCCATTTTTCTTACACTTTCTTTTTTATTGTTATGATTATTTCCGAGAGGGGCCGTTCTGGCCCCTTTCACGTTTATAAACATTTTTAGTTGTTTTATATTTTAATGTATAACATCGTATTATGGCAAGAAAAACTAACTCAAAATATAAGAAACAAGATTTAATCAAGATGATAGTTGATTGGACTTGTGAAGGAATACCCCAAGCTCAGATAAAAACAAATATAATGCAATTGGGATATGAGATATCTTATTTCTATACATTACATAGAGAAGCTAAACCTTTAATCAAATCAGCGTTACAACATATAGTTGAAAACAAATTAGAAGAAACCATAGCTGAAATGGAAGAACAATATAAATTAGCATTAGAAGATGGTGATAGAAGATTAGCTAACGATATCAGAAAAGAAATCAATAAGATAAGTGGGCTGCACCAGCAAAAGTTAGATGTAACAACCAATGGTGATAGCATCAACAACATAAGTATAATAAAGATAATAGAAATACAAAAAGATAATGAAGATTGATATAAATAAATTATTTAGATTACGTGAATACATTGAATCAGTATCTTCAACCAACGTAAAGAAAGTTAAATGGGATTCAGTATCAAAAGATTTAGTTATCCAGTTTGAGGATAACAGTATATATACATACTCAAATGTTCCAGAAGCTATTTACATAAATGTTGTTGATGGTCAAGCTGGAGCAAAGAACGGTGACTACCCAAGTGTTGGTGCTGCTGTTCATCAATACCTAATAAACGGTGGTTACCAATATAAAAGAGGTGGAACCATTTAATATAAAACAATAGAAATTATGCCAGTAACAAAATGTACAATAGATAACCAAGATGGTTACAAATGGGGTGACCAAGGTAAATGCTATGTTGGACCAGATGCTAAACAAAAAGCAATAGCTCAAGGTATAGCAATTGGTGAAGGAGATAAACTAGAAAAGCTTCAACGTATATCTGAATTAGCTAGAATAAGAGTGTCATTTGATTATGATGATACTGTAACACTAACCAAGGTACAGAACATCGTTAAACGTTTAATCACCGCTGGTGGTACTGAAGTTTATATAATCTCAGCTAGAGATAATGCTGCATCAATGTATGCGTTAGCAAATAAGTTAGGTATACCAATGTATAGAGTATTTGCTGAAGGTAGCAATGAAGCTAAGATAGAAAAGATTAAAGAATTAAATATAAGAACACATTATGATAACAATCCAGATGTGATTAGAGAAATACCAGGTATAGGGAAACTAATATAATGGAACTACAAATAAAAACAACTGGAGTATTCACTAAAAACCATTTAGCACTTGAAGATAAATCATTAAGGTTCATCATCAATCAAGGTGGTTCACGTAGCAGCAAAACATATTCATTATGTCAGTTGCTTATCGTGTATTGTTTACAAAATCCAAATAAGGTTGTTTCAGTTGTAAGGAAGAGTTTTCCATCACTTAGGGCCACAGTATACCGAGATATGATTGAAGTGCTTAGAGAGCTTAATTTATACCAAGAGAAGTATCATAATAAAACTGAACACATCTATACATTCCCAAATGGTTCTCAGATTGAATTCTTCTCATTGGATGATTCACAAAAGGTCAGAGGTAGAAAGAGAGATATACTATTTTGTAATGAAAGCAATGAGATAGGTTATGAAGAATTTATGCAGCTTAATATGCGTACCACTGAAAAAGTGTTCTGTGATTTTAATCCATCGGATACGCTGCACTGGTTATATGATTTAATAGAAAGGTCAGATGCAATCAAGATACATTCAACATACAAAGATAATCCATTTCTAGAGAAATCAATCATAAAAGAAATAGAAGAACTTATCAAGGTTGACCAAGATTTTTATAACATCTATGCATTAGGGTTACCATCGAAGAGTAATCATACAGTATACAATCACCAAAAGTTTTATTTAGATAAACCTTCAACCAAAGAAACTATATTAGGATTAGACTTTGGGTTCCAACATCCAACAGCATTGGTGCGTTGTGATTTTAATGATAATGATAACGAAGTATACGTTGAAGAGTTATTATACGAATCACATTTAACAACACCAGAGCTTATCAATAAGATGAAGGAAATCTTAACCAAGCAAGGGTTATCAATGAACACCACAATTGTATGTGATTATGCTAGACCAGAAATCATAGCTGACCTTAATTCTAATGGGTTTAATTGTGTGAATGCAATAAAGAATGTCAAGGAAGGTATTGATGCTGTTAAATCAAAGATATTACACATACATGATGATAGCATAAATATAAAGAAAGAGTTGAACAATTATAAATGGAAAGTAATCAATGAGAGAATAACTGATGAAGTAGTTAAGCTATGGGATGATGCGATGGATTCAATGCGTTATGCTATTTTATATTATAAGAAAAACTATAGCTCTGGTGGTGGTTATGACTTTATTTCAATATCTTTTTAATTTTTTTTATTATAAATATGTTTTTTTTCTTTTTTCGTTATATTTATAGATATATAACAATAAAATATATTTAAAATGATAAATGGAATATAAAAAAACAATAGACAATTACATCACTGAAAGATATGAATATCTTTACAAATGTGCAACTAACATCCTCTTGAACAACAAGAGAGCAATTGAAGCTGGTGACTTGGTATCAGAATTAGTGATTCACCTATATGACAATGAGAATAAAATACAACAATACATCAACATGAATAAGCTTGAAGGATTTTGTATAACCTATATGAATCTGAATGGTAAGTATGAATCATCAACCCTAAATAAAAAATACAAACTACAGTTCGTTGAATTAGATACTATAATGGCCAACAAGCTATCATCAGTTGATGAGTATGATTTAATCGATGTCGATGATTATGAGAAGGAATTGAATAAGCATTTTACATCAGAACAAATCAATAAGATACTGAAGATAGATTCAATACTTAATCAACTAACAATCCCAGAGAAGATATTATTTGATGCATACTTCGTAAAGAATTTAAGTTATGATAAGATATGCAAATCATATACATTCTTCATAGAAAAGAATGGTAAGAGAGTTAAATATAAATCAAAGAAATCAATCTATAATATGATGAATGATTTAAAAGAAAAAATAAATAAATTATTAGGAAACCATGGTAGTATTTAATATAATAGCAATAGCAGCAATAACCTACTTATTCATAGAATCAGAACCTCTTATATTAATTAAGAGGTTTTTGGGGTTTAAGGAAGAAAACTATAACCAATACGGAAAAGTTAAAGCATTCATATATCGATTGATTACATGTGCTTTATGTAGTGGATTCTGGATTGGTTTAATGATGACCCATTCACTACAACATGCAGCATTGATAAGTTTAGCTGCTGAAACAATAACTAGACTAATGAAAAGATTTTAACTATGAACCCATACGTACAAGAACAACTAAAAGATTTAACTGATGATAACATCCAACAAAAGGTTGGTGATTTAATAGCATCTATTAAAAGTAATTATGCTGACAATAATCAAACAGAATTACTTTTCATATATCACAATAGGATATTCCCAAGTCAACAAGAGCACACCAAAAGTTGTTCATCATGTAGAGAGAGAGTATACAACAGATTGAAAGAATATAATAATAAAAACATTAACCAAGGATAAACTATTTTAAATTATGAATAAGAATAAAAATATCAGTAGAAGTTGGAAAGATGTTAAATTATATCAATTACAAGAGTTAAACTCATTACAAGAGTTTGATGATAAGATTGATATGATGATTGAATACTTATCAATACTTTTGAACATTGACCCAAGTGAAGTAGAGAATATGCCAATCAATGAATTGA